GCTAAGTAGAATACATCTATCCGATGCGGATTGCTGACTCAAACAGCTACTAGGGTAAAGCCCCCCACTTTCGTGGGCCCAAGTAGATTGGAACATGAATGAAATATATAACCACATACGGTGGCAGATGAACTTGTCTAGTTAAAGCTAATGATTGCTGACCAGGCGTACCAATCTCATCTCTAGAAGATGATCGTTTCAGAAGCTAATTAGTTCTACATTTTTATTTTATTTTATTTTAAGTTAAACGTTACTCACATGGTGAATTGTGTGGTGTATGATTTGAAATGGTGTGACTATAGTCATGCGACAAACAGGTCGACTGGTGAACTATCTTGCCTTTAAAGAAAACGTAGGTTGTACCTGCGTAGCAATAGGTGGAATATTCATTGCGCGGAGCGCAGCAGCTAATATTAGTCAAGATGTCGCGCAAGGAGATGCGAAACGTCATTAATACGCGCGTGCGAACTTACTTAGTTCAGAATACCCTTTGCCAATTGCTTTGGACACGGTATGTATGTTTGGTGAGGCTGCAGCTAACGCCAGAGCTTCTAGAAATCCTAGTGGATCACACGCAGAGTCGCAAACGCTTGCAGCTGTTAAGCCGCTAGATGCGGATGTGACGGCAGGCGAGATTTGACCTTCAATGTGGAAGATAACCTCCACATCAATGGCACTAGTACTCGCCACACCACCAGCTACTGTAATAAGTACTGATTCGTGTCCATCTACCCTCAACATATCTGTGTTACCTGGAAGTGCTACACCCGCCGCAGTTGTTTGTGTTGTGACGGAGCCTCCTGGCGCACCAGTATTTGTTGATGATTTCTTGAAGTTAAATGCTGCTGCTGAAATAATCTTTGGTTCAATTTCTACGGTGGTTTCGTCTAGTTCCAACATCGAATACGCTTTATGGTTAGCGTATTGATCGGTTGAATTAACGTCGACGGTACCGGCAGTGTTGGCGATACCCCAATCATCGTAGAAAGCACTTCTAGTGGCGGCCGCATTTGTTGGGGCCGTAAACTGATTCAAACTTGAATCTTGATTATTGATCCAATTTTCAATCGGTATAGTCGCAATGAGTACACGCCCTTGGGCGTTCGTCATGCTTGACACACTGAACACTCGCACCCCAAATCCTACGATCCGGTGGTTAACGATCTTGCTTGCTAAACTTGATGGTGTGATACCTACCCAACCACCGACGGCAACTCCATTATAACCAGTCCAGCTGTTACCTGAAATGGTGCTATTGCGACTTGCCATACCGTACTGACCTAATGCTGGACAAATTAACAAGTCTGCATTACCAGAAGCATCACACGTGAGTGTAATGTTCTTGTGGATGCAGAATGTGCTAGTATCAACAGCATACTGATCGGGAACACGAGCACCATAAGATTGTTCATCAAATGGGCTTGTGAGACAGTTGTAGTATTTACGACTCTCCTCCGATCTTAGTCTAGACACGGCTCGATGAACCTTTGTAGATTTTGTACCTTGATTAGTGTTGTTTTGTTTGTTTGTTTTCTTAATTTTCGTCATTTTGGTCATTTCAAATAATTGGTGATGACTGTAAATGTTGGTTGTTGGAGTTGTTGAAGATAAACGGTTGGTGATTCGGTTTATCAATGGACCTTACGGTCCAAAGATTACCAGATAGACGGGTAGTCGCTATGGCTTTCAACAGGCTGGGGGAAGAAGTTGATCTCGTGTTGGTCCAACTTCACTTCCAAACTTTCCTGCTCATCAGGAGTAAGGTTCCACGCCATGAATACGTCCTCACGGGTTTCAGGAGCCACACTCGACTCTTTACACTGAAGATCACCCCTTAACATACGCATGCCAGTCTGCATGTACACTGCTTGGTCCATATTACTCTTGGTACCATGACGCATGTACATTCTATAAAAGCTTTGAAGTACCGGTATACCGCTGCACAGTGCTAGACCACACTCACCAACGGCATACAACCACTTCCGCGCTACTCTTTCGTTATCTAGAGGCAAAATGCTCATACTGTCTTTTTCAAGGACAGTTGGTATATTCCTCACCATGATGATTCCATCGTTAGCCAATCGAATAGGATGTGCTTGACAAAATTCCACTTCAGCTAGATTGAACACCGGCGCCTCCACCGTCATTCTAAATCCAAGATCCATGAAGTATTCTCCAAGACCCTGCTGAAATGTTACTAAGTCTTCTGTTTCCAGAAATACCACACAATCATCTCCGTTATTGACTAGCTTCCCATTAAGGTTTTTAGACCGGAGATAAGCATACACCATAGCACACATTATTAGACAATTGCCCAATGCAGTGTTGATGTCACCACTAAATCTCTTTCCAGTAACTTTATAAACCAAGGAACCATCCTCCGCAAATCCAAGACCGATATTGTCCATTTGCCATTTGAGCAATAGTGCCAAATCAGGGTCACCATGGTACATATACATGTACAATGAGTGCTCCCAACCCAACATTTCTGGCCCAACGTGCATATCGAACTTTGTCGCGTCTAACCCCACCGCTACGGGCCGCTTAAACGATCGCCACTTCCCTCTCAGGATTTTGGCAACCCCCATGGCATCGTAACCCTTCATTACAGTTGGCCCATCGCCAAATATCTTCCCAATCGCCTTGTACATACGATGCTCAACATGCTTCAAATATGAAGCTAAGCAAAGATTATACACTGGCTTTCGGGGCTGGATGCACCTAGGTGCTTTTTCCGCGTTTACTTTCTCGCATTTCACAAAGGCTATGCTAAATGCGTGTTCTCTCTTTAAGCCAACACTTGTGAATTCTTCCAATGCTTGCTTATATATAGTTTTCTTCCGACCTTTATACATCTCAACTACATCGTCAAGAGGTGCCCGGGTGGGATGTCCAACTATCTTCAGCAAACGATCTTTGAATTCCTTCAAGGTCGCATGAACGTGTGTATTGCATACAGCAGGAGGTAATTCATATTTCCCGTTTACTTCACATCTATACATTCTAGTATGAAGTGCTGTTGCAAGTGTTCCAATGTCCGGATTATTAATGTTTAATTTAGACTCCGCCATATTTAATCCTGATAAAATATATAGCTTCCTCGTCTTAACAGCGCCTGGTTTTCTCTTAACGACTATTCTACTATCCTCCAAGTCACATTCATGACTTATGCCGTTAAGTACAACCAAGCCCCCTCAATTCCTATAGTCCCCAAAGCGCTTGCTAACAAGCGCCATGAGGCTACCGAAAATGCTACTTCGTAGACGTCTGCTCTCCTTAAGCTCCGTACTCTCATGAAATATCATTTCCACAACATCATCAATGACTTTCCCGACATGCGTTGGACGCACCCCATGGTTGTACATTAAATGCATGCAGAAACGTCGCACTGCCAACCTGTTTGCATCGTTATCCTTAGGACAACCGAAGCGCACACGGGTTTCAGCAACGACATCAGCTACATACTGATGTTTCTTGTGTTTGCTAATCCTTTTGTGACGTTTTTCCTTGATTGGTGTCATTTCTAACTCCATACCATCTCGAACGATATTCACTTTCTTGATTTCAGCACTCACATCCGGTAGAATGGATGCCAACCCCCCGCTAACACTTGGGATTGTTCCACCATTGAGTAGGTCAACGTGAGCATCATCAACTAAATGATCCATTGCTAACGCATCGCTAATTTTACCATATCTCTCAAAATCATCAGTACGATCGAAGTAAATCGCACGAACAGCAAGATAAACTGGATAAACTGTTGCAGTGACAGCTACCCCGGTCAGGGCAAAGGTCACGCATTGCTGAATTTTTCTAGTTGTAATCATGGTTGGGGTTTTGGGTTATGGGTTTGGTTTTCCTTCAATATCGCTTGTTGCTGCGCGAGAGTAATCAGAGACTCGACTCTGTTAGTTAGGTTGTCACTATGGGCCCTATTCCCAATTTGCCTGTGGCTTCCCACATGTACTTGAAAGACAATACATCACCTAGGTATTAAAGGTGTCCTAGCATTTCCGCTGCTAATGCGGGTTAAAGTGCCCCGGCCAACGCACTTAACTGTCGTCAACCAATATGACGCCCTTTGGCTCCGGATGTTTCGTGATGGAGTCCATGTAATCGCATGAATGCCGTCATATAGATAAACCCAG